AATTTGATACTAGCACAGTAAAACGTGTAGAAGACTTGCCTGTATGGGATAAGGGTTGTGATAGTTCTTATACTTGGAGCAAGAAGTTTAAACACTTGATGGGACAAAAGACTGCTGTAGAATTAGCGCAACAGATTATAGATACTATTAAGACAGATAGTAATCCAGAAGGATTGTTTCGACATCCTGTAACAGGACAAAGACAACACTTCTGTGTTACAGGCGGAGAACCGTTAATGAAACACGGGCAAGAAGCATTTATTGGTATTATGCGAGAGTTTAAGCGTATGAACAATATGCCTGCTAGTGTTACATTTGAAACTAACGGTACACAAGCACTTACACAAGAATTTATTAATTACTGGACTTATGAAGCGGATGATGGAATTGAACTGTTCTTTAGCGTAAGTCCTAAGTTATGGAGTGTAGCAGGTGAAGCAGGCAAGAAAGCAATTAAGCCTGAAGTTGTAGCACAATACAGAAAGTTGTCAAGCAAAGGACAACTAAAGTTTGTTGTTGGCAGTGAAAAACATCAATGGGTTGAGATGGAGGATGTTATCTCACAATTTAAAGCACAGGATGTAGATTATCCTGTATGGGTTATGCCCGTTGGTGCAAGAGAAGAAGAACAAACAGCAACAGCAGGTGCTGTGGCTAAGATGGCATTTGAACGTGGATACAATGTGGCAGCAAGAGTGCATGTATACTTGTTTGGTAATGCTATCGGAACATAAGGATAAATTATGGACTTTATAAAGAAAATGTTTAAGAAGAAAGAGCCTGATACTAGTAAACCTGGCCTTTCAGAAAAAGAAAAAGCAACTATGAAGAAGGAACCGTGGGTTGGTGTATTGAATACACACGTGAATAAAGAAAATGTCCGAAATGGCTTCTTTGAGCTTGACTGGAACGAACATTTCATAGTACAATTAAGAAATGAAGGATACGGTGTTGAAGGTGATAAGGATGAAGAAATTATCGATCGTTGGTTCCGTGAACTTTGTGCAAACGTTGTAGTCGATGGTGACTACGGAGGTAGACTAGACACTGGAAGTATAGACCCTAGTGTCGTAAAAAGGAATAAATGAGTAAAATGACACACATCATAGTTGATACAGCGAACACGTTCTTTCGTGCGAGGCATGTAATAAATGGAGATGCTGACATTAAGTTGGGCATGGCTTTTCATATCACGCTAAACAGCATCAAGAAGGCTTGGCAAGATTTTAATGGCAGTCATGTTGTGTTTTGCTTAGAAGGACGCAGTTGGCGTAAGGACCATTATGAGCCTTACAAGCGTAATAGGCAAGAAGCACGTGATGCTCTTACTGAAAAACAGCAGGATGAGGAAACTGTATTCTGGGAAGCATTCGACACATTCAAAGAATTTGTAAGTGAAAAAACTAATTGTACAGTATTACAGCACCCACGACTAGAAGCAGATGATCTTATTGCAGGTTGGGTACAAGCACATCCTAATGATGATCATGTTATTGTTAGTACAGACACAGACTTTCAACAGTTAATTGCTCCTAATGTAAGATTGTATAACGGTGTTCAAGAAGTTACATCAACACATGAAGGTTTCTTTGATAAGAAAGGCAGTCTTGTAGTTGACAAGAAAACTAAAGAGGCAAAGCCTGCTCCTGATCCTGAATGGTTGTTGTTTGAAAAGTGTATGCGTGGTGACACTAGTGACAATGTGTTTAGTGCTTATCCAGGTGTACGTAAGAAAGGCACAAAGAACAAGGTTGGGTTGTTAGAAGCATTTGCTGATAGAAAGACTAAAGGGTTTAGTTGGAATAATCTTATGTTACAAAGATGGGTTGATCACAACGGTGAGGAGCATCGTGTGCTTGAAGACTACGAACGTAATAAAGTATTAATTGATCTTACAGCACAGCCTGAAGAGATAAGAAAAATTATTAGCGATACAATTAATACAGCAACTACTGCTGAAAAAAATATTAGTCAAGTTGGTATTAGACTTATGAAGTTCTGTAATTTGTATGATTTGAAAAAGATTTCAGATCAAGCACAAGCATATGCAGAACCATTGAATGCTAGGTATCTTAATAAAATTACGGAGAATGCATAATGACAGGATTACAAGCCAAGCCTATAATTGATAATAAATTTTGGATTGTAGAAGACTCTGGTGTTAAAGTCGGAACACTTAGAAAGAATGAAGATAAATTTGTTTTCAGTAACGAAAATGGAGTAAGTGTTTTTCATACAAAGAAAAGTGTAACTGAACAATTTGGTAATGATTTCTTTCTTGCTAAAATTATTAAAGAAGCAGATAATGCTTTACCCAACGAAGTTCATGGATTTGCTACAAGTACAAAGCCGCATAATGCTATGTATGATATACAAAAAAAGTTACCTTTGTTTACTAAAAGTACAGATAGTAAAAGTTTATACTGTGCAGGATACTATGTAATTAGGTTTGAAAAAGGCTGGGTTAAAAGTTTTTGTCCTAAATTAATTACATTACAAAGATACGATTATAAAGGCCCATTTAAATCTGATATAGAAATGAAACAGGTGTTATCACGTGTCAACAAGTAATTTAAGACTAGCAACAGTTGAAAAACTGATTCAGCGTATTGCTGTTGCTGAGAAGTCGCAACAAAGAGAAATTAGAATTAGCATAGAAGAAGCACGTGATCTAACTACAGAATTATCTATGCTAACTGCTAATCTAAGCACTACAATCGTTGATATTCATCAACTGTTAAAGAATATAAACAAATCTGCTAACGAAGTAGACGTAAAGTTTGATGGAGGTTCCTTCTAAAAAAGGATAAATATATACGTAGTTAATTAGGAAAACGTATATATGAGCAGACCAAAACCAAAGATTATTCTCGAACACACAAACCGAGAAACATATAAAGTAGAACAAATACTCGAGAGTGAAGCCATCTGGGCAGTATTTTATCAAGAGCAACCTTTCAATCTAAAAAGCGGAAGTGCTGTTTCTAGTTATCCTGGTCCAAAATACAAAAAGGTCTCATTTTCTAATCCAGGACATGCAAGAAACCTAGCCAAAAAACTTAACAAACTCTTTAACACAAATGATTTTTCAGTGTTTAGATTAACTACAGGAAATGAAGAAAAGTGAGATGGACGTTAAAGACCAATATTCTGAAACTTTTCTAAAAGCCTCAGATAATCAAGAGCTAATTACCCAAGACATATTAAAGCAAAAACGCATTGATTGGTGGTGGAATGTTCGATCCAAAGAGTCCGGTGGACTTAGACTGACTGATGCAGCAATACAATATATTGAAAAAGATGCTAAGATTAAAATATATAAAATAAGTTTTCCAAAAGACTTCTCTATTACTCCTCAGGTATTATTATGGCTTGACAATTTTATCGAATCACCGTATTATATTACTAAGAGAACAATAACTGTATTGAAGGAAAAGTCAGCATTTGAACTATACTTGTTTAGCGGTGATGTCCAAAAGATGGGATATAATAAAGCATTGTCCAAAAGATTAAACCAAGATTAAGGTTCATTAACTTAGCACTTTATAAATAATTATGATGATAGATTTAAACCCACTTGATGTTTTAAAAATTAGAGAGGTGAAGACTTTGCCTACTCATTTTTCTAAGGTAAGAATTTCTGACAATGAAAAGTATGATTTTCAAATATTAGATTGGGTTAAATCAAAACTCAATGGTAGATATTGCATTGCATCGTATCCGTCAATTGATGCAAATAACAAATTCAAAACTGCCACGTTTGTGGCTTTTGAGAAACAAAAAGAACTAACATACTTTATGTTAGCATGCCCATACTTAAGGAGAAACTAATATGGCCGAAGAAACAAAAACAAACGAAGCAGTACAAGAACCAATTGCGGCTCCTGCTGCTGAACCAGTACAACCTGGACAACCAGAAGCAGGTACACAAGAAGTACCAACTGCTCCTGAATTAAACATTAGTGATCTTAACACTGTTAAGAGCATTATTGACATTGCTACATCTAGAGGTGCTTTTAAACCAAACGAATTAGAAGCAGTTGGAAAAACTTATAATAAACTTTCAACTTTCTTAGAGCATGTGTCAAAACAAGCACAGACTAATCAAGAAAAACAAGGTGAAAAATAATGGCTAAAGAAACTAAACACGTAGGAAAAATTATAAACACAGGCGAAAAGGTTGCTGTGGTATTTAGAACAGTTCCGGGTGAATCAGATCATGCATTAGTTCTTCCAACAGCAACGTTGCGTGACGATCAACATAATTCATTAATGGAATTAATTGACTCAGATCAAGGACAACAGTCAGGAGAGCTTGGCGAAATCATGTTTGCAAGATCGTTTCCAACTGGTGCTAACATGTTGAGAGCAGTTCAATCTGAAGGAAGATTAAAGAAAGTTACTACTGATTCTGTTATGATGACGCCCACACCAGTTACTGAAATTAAACTTTCGGAACTTAATACATTAATTGCAGAACAGCGTAATTTAAGTGTCGATGAATTATATACACTTGTAAGCGGTGCTCCTAAGGCAGGTGAAACTGCGCCAGAGGCGCCTGCACCGGCTCCTAACATGGCAGCAATGGACGAAGCAACTCCAACTAATAACGCTCCTTTATCAGATGCAGATTTAGCAAAATCTTATAGAAGTCAGGCTGATAGATTAAGCAAAGAGGCTGCCCAATTAAGACGTGACGCTGAGGAACTTGTTCCTACAAAAAAAGCAAGTAAAAAAGTCGAAGCCTAAATTCGTGGCACATAGGCAATATTTTAGACCACCTCGACATCTGATTAAAGAGTGGCCGGAAGTGTTTACAGATCTTTACATGGACACTATGCCGGTCGCTTATGTCGATCTTATGATTATTGAATTTTCCGATGGAAGAGTTTGGGAAATAAATATCAAGGATCAGGTGAAAAATAACAACCCCGATGATGTTGCTAAGAAACTCCTCGAAACTCTTACCGAGTACAAAGATACAATTAAAAACCTAGATTTTAAAATGAATGTCGATAAACTTAGAAACGACATACAGGATAGAACAAAAAAAATATTTTAGATTACAATATCTTTGGCATATCATTATAAATTAAATTAGATACTTCTTTGTGTATTAAGGGGCCGTCGTGTGCGTTATCTCTAGCTCTGTCAGAGTTGCTAAGTTTGTAAACTCTTATCATTTCCTTATTGTACCGAGTATTAAAGTCTCCGTCAAACGTCCAATTAAAAACAGGTACTCCTAGAGAATTCCAAAGGTTAGTAACACTATTAATGTGTAGACTATTTTCATACTCTATTTGACCTTCTTCCATTGCCCATCGTCTAAAGTACCACTGCGAATCCATCATTTCATAAGTGTCGGCAAGTTCGTTCATCATCTGTGTCGCCTGCTCGGGCTTCAGGTCGCCATCGTCAACGGCCCATTGAACATTTCTATCTTGTAAATGTAATTGTTTTTTAAAGAGTCCTTCACGCTCAATATATGCAAAACTTTTTCTAGTTGTTTGGGGCCATTGATTAATTACTGCACGAGGGGTTGAAAATTTATTTTTTACGAATAATTGTGTGTTTAGATTTACGATGTCAGGACCCGTTCCCGACTTTGACAAATTTAGAATATCTATACCTAATTTCTTACCTAATATATTACACCATATTTCATTTTCAAATAATCCTACACCTTCTGTATAACTACATCCAAACACAAGAATGTAATCACCAAGCGTATCTATTTCTCTTGTCCTATATCCTAGATTATTAAATTCATAATGTAAAGTGTTTTGTGTATTGTAATAGTGCCAATTAGGATTATTTTGCTTTAAATAATTTTTCTTTTCGTCACTGTGATACCATTGAGTTGTTTTACCTGCTACCTCCGGAAAATATAATAAAGGGGCATTTTCTTTATAATACATTTCTAGTATTTCCGTAATGAATAACTTTGTATGTATTTGATTTGTGTTTTCTCCACGGATCAACTACAACGCTATCTTCTGTAAGATCAACATAAAGAGTAGGATGAGCAAGTAATACAACTGCTCTAAATTCCATTCCACTACCTAAATCTACAGAAGGATCTATATTCATAGGACCTTTACCTAGTTCATGACAATAATGTCCGACCAGTAAACTATAACTGCCATCTGTATAAGGAACTCCTGGCTTATATGATATTCCGTTTAACAGTATAGGTAAATCGTGTTCCTTTGCTATCTCTACCAGTTTCTCAGCCATGTTTTTGGCTTGCTTTTCTCTGGCATTCATAACAGCATCAAACAAATCATATCCTAGATTTAATTTGTCTGCCATGAATCGTAATGCAATATTATCTCTTGGGTGGCATCCTCCGCCATCTCCCATTCCTGCTTTCATGTATGCAGAACTAGTAATTCTTTTATCGCAGTTTGCCAATGCCTCTGTTACTTTATCAACATTGATATTACCTTGGCGTTCTGCAACATCCTGCATCATGTTAACCAATCCTATTTTGGTGCTGATAAATGTATTGTAGAATACTTTGATGCATTCACATTCGTCCCACGTTCCAATTTCATACTTAGGATTGTTTTCCATGATAGTGTGATAAAATCTAACCAGTTCAATTGCATCACCGGTTGCACTACCATCTTCAGTTCCAATCATGACAATGTCCGGATTAACCATATCCCAAGCAACAGTCCCCATTGCAATTAAGTATGGGTTATAAACAAAACGTGTGTTAGTAACGTGTTGCACAAATTCTCTGCGAGTTGTTCCGGGTAAAACAGTTGAAATGAGAACTAGCAATTGGTCCTTATTCATGTATTCATTTGCTTCCTTAAGAACACTATGAACTATATCGTAGGAAAAATCCTTAGGTTCTAAATGTGCTGTGGGTTCTCTGCCATCATAAGCAGGATCGTGCGGAGTAGGAACAGCAACAAATACTATCTCTCTATCCTTAACACATTCTTGAATAGTTGTCTTAAATTGGACATTATCCGTTTGGACATCGATAATATCGTATCCCGTTACGTCATGTCCTTTTTGGGCAACTACTTCAGCACAGGGTAAACCTAATTTGCCTAATCCTATAAATCCAATTTTCATCTTTTTCCTTTACTGTTATACCAAAAGTATTTACAAAAACCTATTTAAACGCATTTTAAACCTGGTTTATACACTATAGTTCAACTATAGCACTGCACCTAATATCGCCGCTGTATGACGCTTAAAATGCGTTTAAGGCGCCTTAAAACTGTGCTAGTAGTTCATAGTTTTTATTAATTTAGTATAGTCCTTGTTAACCAAAATGTCTCTATTATATTTTGCAATTGCCTTTACTTGTGGTATCCATTTCTTTAAATCACTTTTTGAAAAAGAACACAATCGTTCAACTTCGTTCAAAATAGCAAGCATCCTATCTCCTGGATCTTGTATGTTATCATACGACTCATCTATAAAAGGATCATATGTCTTATATCCAAGCTCTTTTAAATACTGTAAACTGTTTGGAGCAGTTGCTATGATAAACGGATGTCCCATCCCGATTGTTTTAAAAATTTTTTCGCTTAAAAATGGTGTGTTCTCATAATAGGTAGTTTCGTTAACTACACTAAAATATGTTTCCATATAGTAGTCAGCAATTGTAGGTTCATGTTCTGCCCTATTTGTTACTAAATCTTCTGTATCCAAATACATAGGTGGCAAATGTTGTACGTCCTTATTGTTATCAAGAATTTCTTTTATAGTTGTATTACTTCTATGGATACTTTGTAATCTATTATAAACATTATTCCATGACTGGTTATCATCGCTAGGTGCAAAACTTATATACCCGGCGTCTAGTAAGTTTCTTGATTTAAGTAATGTAATAAGCAATGGTCTATGTAATCGCCATCTCCTGTTTAAATTTAAAAACTTTTTACTATATTTCTTTTTCTTTGGTAATGCAATTATGTTATGTCTTGCAGCATCTTGGCCGCTTGCTTCAAAGCAACTGAACCAGTCAATCTTTATCTCAGGTAGTTGTAATCGACTTGCAAGTTTTGCAACATAATCGTGCATGGTTGGAACTGCCGAAAGAAATATAATTTGTTCCGCTGGTATATTGTGTTTGACAACAATATCTTTGTAAATTGCATCTGCACATTCGTAGTAATGTTCTAATCCATTGTCAAGCATTAGAAATACTGTTCTATCTCTTACTCTCTCTAATACATTTGTTGGAACTATTGTGTCTATAGCAAACATGCTGAAACTATCTGCATTTGAAAATTGTATGTAGAAAAAATCTTTGTCAATATTTTGTTTAGCGAGAAAACCAACATTAGGTTCTATCTTTATAACTTCCTTATCATGTATGCTGTATGACTTTACATATAGCAAATTATCACTGTTAATACACGCCACTATAATCTCCTAACATTGTTAACAGACCAAAACTTTTGTGTTTCGTCAAGACTTGAAATACCTCTAATTAAAGTTTCATATTTTTCTGCATACAACTTCATTTTTTCTGTAACAAGATTAGGATATAGGTTTTCAAGGTACTTGTAGTGTCCTATAGGAGTCGGATGATAGTCTGCTGTTTGTCCATTGCCTCCCCATCCTCGTATCGGAGTCTGAGGCCAAACTCCTTTATATACTGAATGAAGAATATCAGGCTTAACGCTTTTTATAGTTTCTTTATAATGTTCTAAAACATCTTTAAATGCATCTTCTTTACGATCATCTAATTCTACCTGATCAGTAAACTTACACATTGATAGCATATCGATGTCACATATAAGATTTTTTAGATATTGTCTAGTAAGTTCAACAATTGCTAAATCTCTTATTAAATATCCTCTCGTGTCTGCCCACTTGTAAACAAAATCCATATCTATTACATTTTGAGTATAAATGTTACCAGGTGTTTCCCATGATCCATTTTTATATCTATCTTCTCTGCTAACACTGCTCCACATAACCATTACAAGATCATTTTCGTTAAACTTATGTTCTATATTTGCTTCTACTATTCCGTTAGAAATGAATAAATTGCCGCCACCGCTTTTTCCATAATTGTAATACTCTGGAATTTCTTGAGATAATATATCTGCCCAGGTTGGCCATTCGTAATTTGTCATACTACATCCAAAGACAAATAATCTCTTGTATTGATTAAATGGTTTCATAATACTTCTCCGTTCTTGCAACTGCTTCCTTTATTGCATCAGCATAAAAGTCACTACGTCTGATTAGATCAAAATTATGCTGTATAGTATCCATACTCTTTTCTAATCTTGCAATCTTGTGAGTCTCTGATAACTCTATCCAATCATATAATGCTTGTTGTGTAGCATTAAATCGTTCTAGATTATCCTCTATATCATTATATGCAGGATCTATTCCACACCAGTCCGTTCTAAACCCCATCTCCTCTAGACATCTTAGTGTTCCTTGGCTAGCAAATAGTATGAGTGGGTGACCCATTGTAATGGGTTTAAATATTTTTTCTGTTATAAATGCTACGTTATCAAGAAATATAGTTTCTGTAATTACACTTAGTAAACTATTCTTATAGATATCCACATTGTATTGGTTGGCTGCATTTGTATTGCTCCAGTCTCCGTCTATAAATTTAGGAAACTGATCGGTTATATCCGAGTAATCACCCACAAGCATTTCAGTGTCAGTGTCTTGCAAATTTATTTCGTTGCCGCTAACTATTCCCTTATCTAAATGTGCATCCTTCATTAACCTATATAAGTGTGCGCCTCGATGTGGACGATAAACTCTGTTAAGACTGTTGTAATCCTTGCTGTCGGGATTTGCCATTGCGTATTTTATTACAGGGGTTGTGGGTAATTTATTATCTCCGAATATGTTTCCAAAGTGATTGCTATACATTACATCATACATCTTGTCAACACCTTTATATTTTCGCCACCTGCGGTATTGCTGCTCTATTTTTTTGTTGCCCTGTAATATTAGAACGCTGTCCTTAGGCAATCCAAGTTCAATCATTGCCGTCTGTGTTGATAAAAAGCAATCCCAATGCTGTGTAACCATAGGGCCACCTTCTCTATCAGCATTTATTACTAATCTTATTTGTTTTTGTTTTGCTAATTTTATAATTTGTTTAGGTAAGCACTGTAGAATGTGTTTGTGAGGAGTTCCTGAGTCTGTTAACACTCCTGCCCACCATTGAGGGTCACCTCTTACGTCCACAAAATATATACCATTTTCGTTAACGTTTGTAGACTCAGCAACATCTAACTGCATTTCTAAGCATTTTTGTTTGATCGGCGCTCCAGGAGCAACTAACCAATAATCATTATCACCATTAAACGTTAAATTGTTTTGATTACTGTCATTGTTTGTTAGTGTATCAAAATATATTTTCATTTTGTTAACCTTTCCAGCTCAGGAAATGTTTCTACGAAGTTTTCGTTTCTAATAAAATCATAATGTTGTGTATGATTTTTAAATTGTTGTCTAGTATTTTCGTTAAACTTAGAATTGTTTATGTAATTTACAACACCGTTCAGCATATCATCAATATGCTTATTATATTTTTTGCTTTGTATCTTTTCGATAATTTCTTTTTTAAACTGATCGTCTAATACTGATGCTGTATAATACTCTGGATATTGTATGTTATACATCTGTGGAAAATAATCGTTAATATTAAACAGGTCTTGTTCTAGCATATAATCAAGAATGTCTGTTAATGTATATAAGTTAAAAACACTAACAACTGTATTACTTTGCATTTTAATATGAGGACATTCTTGTTTTATCTTTTGTATATTGCTTTTAATTAAATTCCAATCCGTACCGTATCTAATGTATTCTGCTTTACTACCATAATGATCTAGACTTGCACCTATATGTACAGTATCAAAGTGTTTCCATAGCTCTAAGACACTCTTAGACTTGTATTTTAGCACACTACAGTTACTATTATACTCTAACTTCACACTTGTTTTACCTATTGAAATAAGGTGTTCTAGTATATCATAGTGCTTGTCTGTAAGTAAAGGTTCGCCGCCTGCAAAATAAAAGGTTTCAATGTCTTTAAAGTGTGGAAGGAATTGGTTATATAACTTATCGTTGTCGTTTCCATCTGCTAAAATAAAGATAGGTTTCTCAGGTGCAAACTTTGTTGAATTATCTTCTTGCGCCCATGTACTAGAATACGTACTACTACAACTGCGACACTTAAAATTACAAATATTACTCCAACGTACATCGAAGTGTTTAAGATGCATTACCGGTAATGTTCCATCGGCTTCTGTATGTGCTAGTAACCCTGTAGTATCACCGTAGTATGGATTACTATTAGCATGTGTCCTTGGACTTTCGGCGCCGCCGTCCTCCATATTATAGCATGCTTGACATTCTACACAGCGTTTACCTTCGAGCATGTTTTTACGCATATGCTTATAAGGAGTGTCGTTCCAAATTTCTTTAATTGTGTTTAATCTTACGTTACCTAAAGGCTTGTTTATCTCACCAACACAACAAGGTAGTACTGATCCGTCTGGATTTACATACATGTGCAACCAAGGTAATATACAAAAAGTATTACTGGGCACAGTCAAAATAAAACTCCTCTAATTCAGGAAATGTTTTTACAAAATTTAAGTCTCTTCTTCTGTCATACTCAGTAAACCAATTATGAAAATCACGTCTTCCTTCTGCTACACGTTCAGGTGTGTAGTGTGTTGTTGTCATGTAGTCAACCACTCGGCGAAATTTTTCGTATTCAAGCACACTAAATTTGTGCCTATCCATATCATCCAAGTTATCCTTTATAAACTGTAGATGCTGTTCCATGTATGGAACGAATTTGTCCTTAGGAAGAATGTTCATGTCATACTGTAGTGGTTCCTTTAGGTATGGCGAATCGAATCTAATTCTTTGCCACTTGGTCTGATCATCACTGTTATACTTTACACGCCATTCGAGAATCTTTTCAAGCAGTTTGCTAAAATTAGTCACAGTTAAGATGTTAAATGTAATCATAAACGTCAATGGCATGTTAGTCTTAGTCATGTATGTGTCTAGATTCTTTTCCCATAGTTCTAAATCTAATCCTGTTCTAATGTATTCTGCCTGCGGTCCCCAAGTGTCCATGCTTGTAAAAACTTTAAAGTCCTTAATGCATCCTTTGTTTACCAAACTGTTTACTTTGTCGGTAAAGCGTTCAATAAGAATTGGCTTGACACCTAGATTAGTATTAATATTAAGTTCTAGGTTAGGACATGGATTCTTTTCTAATTCATCAAACATGCGCCATGTGCTTTGTTGTAGTAATGGTTCGCCACCCGTTATTCTTAGAATGGTTAGCGTCTTACGCAATTCGGGCCACCATTTCCACCAAGCCTTTACATACGGATTAGTTTCTTCATCCTTGTGTATTTCAAACCAATCAATATCGTTCCTATGGTTTTTAACCATAGTATACGGACCTTCCTTTTCAATTTCCTTATAATAACTGCTAGAATGTTTAGGATGGCAATATCCGCACTTAAAATTACACTCGTTGCCAAAACTAACTTCTATGTATTGTGGATTAACATCTGCCATAGGATCTTGTTTAATTGCATCAAAACGTTCTGGTGTGTGTATGCTGGCGTTTCTTTCTTTTCTATCTGAAATATAGTCCTTGCCCATGCATTCTATATTCCAACAGTATTGGCATCCGCTGGGTTTCTCTCCGTTAATCATAGCCTGCCTTTCGGCTTTCTTTTGAGGTGTATTATGCAATAGACTAGGATTTTCTTCAAGTCCCTCCAGCGGAATTTTGTGAGGAGCAGGATGATAACAACTGTGTGTTTCGCCCGTTCCTAAGTAGATAGTTGTGTGATGCCACTTAGCCATGCAGAAGGTTGGCGATATTGCATCCATTATAGGTTCAAAGCTCTGTATTCTTTCTTTATCTTGCATCAAATTGATCCTGTAACCATTCAAAGTCATTTATTAAACTGAGATCGTTATCATTAGAAAGTCCAAACTTCATACCAGCATTTGCACCTTGAATTGCATACTCGCCGAATTCTCCTTGTGCATGTGTTGTCCACACCTTAAGTCTTGCATTTGTTTCGTCTTCATTTTGTCTGTCAATTACTTTACTACTTAATTTTACACATTCTCTAAATGCACTTTTCCAAGTTTCGAACGGTCCTGTGTTAAATGCTGTTACGTTAGAACGTTCTTCTACGGCTTTAAATTTATTACTAATACTAGTAGTCATATCTGGTTTAGACATATCCATATCTAGTGTCATCTGTGTTGGCAATAATTTTACACCTCCATAGCCGTACTCTAATCCATTGACCGGATTAACACTACGCCATACGTGTACAGTATAAATTTCTGGATCTTGATAATCAAAATTAAATTCTTCAACTATCTGTGCATCACCATCTACTACCCAAAACATTTCGCTTTCGACAATCTTTGCTGCTTCTAAGTGTGCTTGGTGGATTCCTTTAATGTTTGAAATTCGTTTTGCTCTTGGAAATCTACTTTTTAGTCTTTGCCAATTGTCGTCTGCATGCGGCTCGTAATAAGAAATAAACACAATGTCAAAACTACTTCCTATACGTCTAGGATCGCTGGCTACTATATCTATTTCTTTCTTGTTGATGAAAAATCGAAACTTAAATTCTTTATTGGATGCTGGAGCATTTTTAGGCATAAGTGTAACACCGTTAAAGTGATTGCCGTTCTTAAATACGTGAACATATTCTAAGTCCCACTTAGTGGCACGATATTCAAAATCAAAATCATCTCTTACTTTTACATCATCCCACACCACCCAGAACATTCTGGTTAATGTCTTTTGTTTTATTTGATCTAAAGATTCAATGTTTTCAATCAATTGAGCATTAGGAAACCTAGACTTGAATTCTAACCAGTGTTCTGCTTCACCTTGGCTAACATAAAACAAATCATAGATCATTTGGATTCCTATAATATGTATTTCCTAATTCAATAGTTTGTTCATATAAGTCTAACACGTATTTGCTCATCGATGCATCCATGTAAGGATAGTTAAATCCTAGTTGATTCTTAAGTTCACTTCCTAAACGCTTGACTTCCTGTTCTAAACCAACCCCATCCTCTTCATACAGTTTACATTGTTCGTCATACAATTCACGAAGAGATTCAAAGTCTCTAACCTGTATGTGATCCCAATCCGTACAATTTGTGAGATAAGTTCCTAATCTTGCGCCATAAACTGTAAACAATCCATTTTCTACATGACTGCCAACAGTACTCCATTGCGTAAGTCTATGTATATTATGCCACCATATTTTATTTTTAATTTCTTGCGGTGGAACCTTTAGTCCATCCATTAGGGTCATCTTGACTCCTTCGCGGAATCCTGCACGCCATGCCATGAAGGGCGAAGAATTAATTATACTGTCACTGTATGTTCTAGGAAAGTTTCTATATCCTGTTTCCCAACAAAAATCTACTTGGGCTCTTTCACTTTCAGAATTCTCATGAGTTTTCATATCAAGAACATGTTGTTTATTCCACAACTTTAAACCGCCGTTGCCATAACGCAATCCGTTAACATTATTCTTTCCACACCAACTGTAGGCACGTATTTCTTTATTGCTCATATCAAGATCAATATCAAAGAAACTAGGATATACTATATTATCAGCATCTACTGAAAGAAACCAATCAGTTTCTGATTGTTCAGCCGCTGCCTTGTGTGCATGATCTGAACCTTTTACACCGTGTATTCTTTTTGCCCAAGGAACCTTGTTGCATAGATCAGCATAATGCAAATCTGCTGTTGGCTCGTCGTAGCTCAGAAAAAATACATCAAACTCTACTACTTTCATACTACCTCTATTACATAATTTTTAAATAATCTTTTAGTGTAGACACTAAACTTTTCAGGACAGTCTACAGAAATAGCAACTGCTTTTCCATTTAACTCTGATATAGTAACACCAATATTCTTATAAACAATATGAGGATCGTTATAATCGGTTATGCTAAAATTTAATTCAGTTTGGCCGTCCCAGAATATTTTTCTTTTTGTTATAGGATGAAACTTTTTATCTAGTTTATGTGTTCCGCCAAACTCCTCTGACAAACTAACTGTTAACAATCCTTTGGATTTATTATATGTTAAGAAAATATCAGGCTTTTCAACTTCTGACCATTTCTTTTCTATGATTCTATGTAGTACATCGTCAATACTATACAGATCTTTAACCTCTGTAATTTCTAATTCGCCTAGTGCAGCATCAACAAAACATTTGCTCATTCTAATCTTGCCACTAATTATATCTTCAGCAACTTCATTAGAAACATTAATAATATTCTTATATGCTTTATTAGTAACTGTATGATCAGGACCTACTGTTAATATTTTTCCTGTATCAGCATTAAAGGCAGCATTATACTTTATTTCCCTTGGTTTATAATTTTCTAACCATTCATCAAAGTCTGGGAGTGTTATTTTTTCTTCCATGCTATCTCCTCCAATATGTTAATTGTTTCTAATGTTACTCTATCCTTTTCAACATAATGCATGATGTCATTTTGTTGATAATTTCCAATCTTTAATTTACCTTGAGTGTTAAAGTAAAATCCAACATGATCAGTAACAATTTCAGCCGGGTGCGGCCAATCTTGTATCATGCCTTTCAAGTGTACAACACGTGGAAACTCTAAAGGATAAGCAATTTCATTTTTAATATCTAAAATTTTTGCAGCCAGTGCAAATGCTTCGTCTGTTCCGACTACTTTTGGCTTATGTTTTTCTAAAAAATTATTAGAAAATTCTATAGGGTTTTTTATTATTGCTCTTTGCAAATTAAAGAATTCTGTTGCCAAAGGACTGTTTTTAACAAAAAATGTATAAAAGGAATATAAATTAGGTAAATCATTTGCTGTAAAACATTTTCTATAATAATCATTTGTTACAACATCTCCTCTATAGGTAAAAGATTTATTTGCAACATATAGTTCACAGTTTTCAATAAAGTATTCTGCCCAATGACTGTAATCTCTAAGAAATAACATATCTGCATCAAGACATACTGTATAATCAAATGGCGTGAGTTCGTCCATATGAGATCTTCCATCCCAATGTTTTTCCTTATCCCATTCTATGATATGATCGAATACCCAGGTTGAATTAAAATCTTTTATTTTTTCCTTATCATTTATTACAAGTGCTACTTTATCATACCCTTCTTTCTGTGTGTTCTTAATACTAAGTGCTAGAGCATATGCTAATCTAGCATAGTTACTTGTTTCTTCGTCAGATACAATTATTAAATAACCAAAGTTCATGCTAACTCCATTAGTTTATCAGTGTTTCTTGAAATGCTTTGTTTATTCATTATATGTATATCATTGTTGTTTATCTTTGCTGCACAATAAGTTCCGTCCAACTTTGGAGAAACTAAAAAAATTAAATTTCCGCTATTATCAATATCATACAAATAATCTTTATCTGTAACTGATAAAACCGGTGGTAATGAATAATCTTTGTCTGTTTCGAAACCGTACATGATATGTCTTGCTACACTGAATGCAATATCATTTCTGTAAATAGAACTATTAAATCTAAACAAATCTGCAAATTGTTTATAATTTTGTCTAATGTGTTCTACTAGATTGAAGAATAATTTAGTATTTTCATTTTTAGTAAACATTACCGTAGTAGCCCATAACATCTTAACTCCTGTTTCTGATACATGCTTATCCAAATATCCAGTACGTTCCTGTCCAAATATATCATTATAACTTTCTGCAATCAGTATGTCACTGTCAACATCCCAGTATTCATTTAAACTATTACCAAGTACAAAGTAATCAGTATCAAGAAGGAGTGTTCTATCATAGGGAGTTAAGTCCCATACTGAATTACGGTTAGCATTCTTAAACGGGGAGGAAATTTTTGCTGTTCCGTCAAATACTACTCTTGTGTTTTCATCATCTGGACGTTGTGTAATAATAATATTTTCAAATACTGTTGATGCTACTTCAAAAATATTAGATTCTTTCATCCATTCCACAGTTGAAGGATCTGTAATTAAGCTCACAGGTACTCCTAGATTTTTCTTGGCTAGTTTTGCAGATATGATAGACATCTTAACATAATCAATCTGTCTATTATTGTGCGCAAAAAGTACGATTCCTTTTTTCATTCTATGATTCCAATAATGATTCTATGGAACGGCTTTTCTTTAATTTTTGATATTCTTCGTGATATTCTAGTGTGGCAGTAAAATATCTATCAAAAATTTCTTCTTTGAACACAACTAAATTTTCTATTAATATTGGTGTATCATTAACATCAAGCAATACAACATTTTCTGCTCTAGATCTAGAAATTAGCATTTCTACAAAATTTAATAATGATCTATCAATTTTAAAGATACCTCCATTAACACCATATGTTAATTTGGCTTCAATATTTTCTTTAAGTGTTTTTCTTTGGATTGAAAAAGTTTGTCTGTAATTTGAAAAATCCAGTGCTTTTTTAAATTCTTCTTGCATAATACCTCCTGGTTATAGTAGCATATTATATTTATTACTACTTGAGAAGGAAAACAAGATTTATGGCGATTGCCGAATTGGAGAAATTGTTACAGTTGGGGATTCTACTGTGAAATTTCCTGCTCCTGCTGGTTCTAATACGCCAGTGGGTTCTGTAGTGATCACCGTATATGCTACTGTTCCGTCAACAACATCAGGACCAAATGTTCCTGGTTGAACTGGAGTTCCTGAATCCGAGTCTCCGCCCAACGGAAAGTGATCATCAATCCATTCAAGCCGGAATGTAAGTTTTCTCGAAGATCCAGCGGAATTATCAGTAACTGCAGGACTGTCGTTGGTTGCAGCCGTAATTCTCCAACTATTAAGAGCGTAAGGGGATGAAGCAGTTACCGTGCTCCAAGTTTGATTAGTATTGTTTAATCTAAAATAGTTTGATCCGTCATTTGGGTTTACTCCTGTACCGGGAAAGTTTCCGCCAAATGATCTAGTTCCTGCTGTACTTAATAATGAAGTCCATGATGCATTTTGATTAGTAGAGGATCCACCAGACCTAGTCGATGTAAAATCTATGCTGCCACCTGCATTAAAAAAGTATCTTGCGAATTCTGAATTAGTAAATTCTACAGTAACCGTAGCGTACAATGCATCCGACCAATTTGTTCCAAGTGCTCCTGGCCATGTTTCTGATTCCGTTCCATGATTAACAGTTCTTCTTTGTCCGGAAACTGCTGCTGATCCTTTATTTGTTACGATTGAATTAGCAATCGTTAACCAATAATCAATAGGAGCATCTGATAGGCTATATCGAATAGATGTGCCTAACGTTTGATTATCGACTCCACTAGGAGCACCATTGAATAAATGCCGATAAGCATTAATAATATCAAAACGTAATGCAGCATATTCATTGATAGTTACTGTGTCCGAGACAGTGACTGGTTCACTTAATACTGGCTGTCCATACCCAAATTGTCCGGAACCTGTTCCTAATACATTTTCAATTTTAGACTGAATATCATTAAAGTCATCTTTGTCTATTTTTTGGTTTATACCTGCCATATTTTACCTCAAAACTATTTATCGACTATTAAACCCTTAACTGACTATAATGGAAGACATAACGTAAGTAGGAGATGCAACAGCAAAGGACCCAGGAATGTTACCTGGTTCTAATGTTCCAGTGGCTTTAAGTTCGTAAAATTCTATGGATAATGTACCTTCAACTAAATCGCCTGGATCCGGAGCACCTGGATCTACATATGAATCATTTAATGTTACCCGAATAGTTACTTCTGTTGCAGTACCTAATGAGTTATCAGCAACATTGCATTTTGCTGCTAATTGATAATTGTTTGCTGAATAAGGGGTACTAATAGAAGATTGATAATATTCTTGGTATGTGTTTGTTAATGTATAAAAACCAGTTGCGGCTATTAAATTTCCAGCAAAATCCTGAGGACTAACACTTTCTAAAATATTCTTCCAAGCATTTGATTGTGCAGTTGGCGATGCACCTGGTTTAAGAGAAGAAGTTACTCTAATCTTCCCACCTGAATTAAAAAAGTATCTGGCTTCGTCTGAATCTGAAAATGTCATTGTAAGTGTTGCTGATGCACTATTGCTCCAAGAAGATGATGTATCATCATCTGCAATTGGTGTAATATTATATTCACCTGTAGCAACATCGAATCTATTATCTGATGCAAGATCAGCATAATAATTAAAATTTTGTAAAGCATCTCCTGCATCATCAGTAATAACATCGCCCAAAGTAATTGTTGCAATGGCTGGTACAGTACCTTGTTGATGTTGGAATACATTAACGATATCATATCGTAATGCATCCCATTGAGATTTTAGAATTTCTGATCCGGCGGTAACATTATTACTGTAAATTGTTTGTCCATAGCCTTTGGATGCTACGCCTGTTCCGAGTACTTGAGATATTTTTGTTCTAATAGCGTTGACATCGCTTGCAAGAATATCAGCCATTTTTAAAGTACCACTGCTTCAATTAATTTTAATTCTGTAACGTCGCTTCCTTCAAGTGCTATTGCAAATACGTCAGCATTTGATTCTGAAACTGTTTTTGCAGTTCCGTCTGCTGCCGCAATTAATCTATCACCCTTGGCCACTGTGCCAATAACTTTTACAGGAACTCTTCCTTTAAGGGCAACAAATTGTCCACCGGATAAATGTGAGTTCATCATAAACGCCGGGCTCTTAGAAATAACACCTATTGCTTTATCGCCTTCTGATGATGCAGTTACTTCCATAAGTCCGCCTACTGACATCACTGTGCCAGCATCATATTCGTCGTCTGTTAAATATTTTTCTGCCAAGTCAGCATATCTAGCACTTGTTGCTGTTCCTTGGAATAAATTAGCATTCAAGTTTCCTGCTGATGTTCTAGCAGCAATTGAATTATTACTTGGTGTAGTTTTTGCACTCTTGTAATTAGGATCGCTATCTGTTGCAGTATCATCAATTTTTAATCTATCAGCCTTGTCTACAGTACCAACAAATTGAGTTGCAATAATATTACCGCTTGCACTTCTAACTGGAATTGAAGCAACTCCTCCCGGAACTGTTTCCGAAGGTGCTAAACTAGTTAACAATGCAGAGTTCGAAGCATTACCTGATAAGTCACCACTAACGTTACCAAACAATGTTCCTCTTAGTGTTGCAGTAGCATAACCAATTTCTTCTGCTGCTGCATCAATCATTTTCTGAGCACTGTTGGAGAATAAATCCCCTGTATGCGTTCCTGTTGTGTTTCCAGTTACGTTACCAGTTAAATTAGCAACTACTGTTGTTGCATAAACATTCAACCATTTTTTGTTAGTTTCACCTAAATTGTAAATGTTATCAGTTCCCGGTCTAAATCCAGTTACAGTAAACTCTCCTGAGATGTTTCTAGTTGCACCGTCAGTGATATACATACTGATTGGATTTCCAGTAAGGCTTTCCATAACAATCTGATCGCCACTTTCAATGAAGAATCTAAGATCGTTTTGGTCACCTAATGTAAAACCGTTATCTGGGAATGAAACAGTATAGTTTGCATCGAACGAAATATTTCCTTTCTGCAAGAAATTTGATGCTTCAATTCCACCTAGTCGTAATGCATTACTTGAAGTACCCCAATAAACATAATCATTACTGCTAATACCGTTGCCGTCTGTATTTGCTAACGTTATTCCTTTCTTAATTGCTGTAAAATCATCAATTGGGTTAGTTGTTGAATTAAGTGTAAATGCTGTCTGAGAAGCAATGCCTACAGTTTTTCCACCTGCTAATATTTTTAATATAGAGTGATTTGTATTACCAGTATCTTTAACAACTTGTGCAACAACACCACTTGTTCCAAGATCCGGTGATGCTTCAGGACCAATTAAAACAAATTCTGTTCCTGACCATGCATACATCTGCTTGGCTGCTGTGTCCCACCAAAAATCACCTGTTCCTAATCCGGAAGGTGCACTAGCACTTATTTCTGCACCACTCGCTGATTTAAATTTAGTTCCGTCATAAAATTTTAATTTTTTATTTCCGCTATCATACCAAATTTGTCCCTCTAGTACTTTAGGAGGACTTGTAGTATTTGCAAAATTTTCTAATAAATGTAAGAAATTTTCGTTTTGAACTTCACCATATCCAGCATAATTTTTACCCACAAATCTTAAATCCGTGGTTGTATCTATTGTTCCGTCGGCTACTGACGTTAAAAACGTTCCGTTAAATTTGTCTACTTGATATGCCATTTATGTTTTTCCTAGTTCACTTGTATTTATCGTTTTTACTTCATCAGCATCAGACACACCCAATCGCTCTGAGCTGCATTTGTACTAACAGAATGCCTATTAGTTAGAGAAAATTCTACTCCTTGCCCTCGTTGTAGTGTTAATGCTGTTCCGTCTACAGTTATATTACTGTTATTTGTTAAACTATATGCAACAATAGTACCTGCTGCTGTTGCATTTTCCCAAGCATTCATATCGTCTAAAAATCCTGTATTAGCAGGAAATGTTAAAAAATATCCTATTACTGCTGTATTAATATCTGCTGCTGCAAAACAATTTTTAAAAGTAGAACGCTGTGTTCTATTCCAAGTTTTCCATTTTGAATATTCGTATTTGCTTAAACTTCCGTAATTATTCACACCTAGTCTAATACTGTTGGACACAAAGGTAACATTAGATCTTAATGTATCAAGTGCTGTTAAATTGTCTGTGCTTAATGATGTTTTTAAAATATGTGCCATAATTCCTACTCGTAAAGATATACTAATGAATATCGTTTGTTGTTAACTGGTGCAACACTATGCACTGGACCTATTCCATTAATGCAAATGCCTTGTCCGATAGAATCCTTAACAAATGAATCATCCTCATCTATAAACACTCCGTCTTCGCTGTCTTGTAATGCAATTACTAAATTTTTTCTATAGTAATCGAAATCTCTATGTTTTCCTAAGTAGTCACCTACATTATATCTGTTGATTGCAACTTCTGCAAGTCTATGCTCTTCAAAATGAGGAGCAATTGATTTTAAAAATTCAACAACATGCTTTGGCATCTGTGAATGTCCGCAAAATTCATAAGAACAAGATGACTCATCAATTTGTCTAGGTGGAGTAAGTTTAGAACGTTTAACCCATCTCGGACCTTCTAGACTTTCCGCAACTTCTCTAGCCTTGATTGCTGTGTCTTTATCCAAGTAATTAGATATCTCGTATGTCATCACCATACTCCTGAATAGCACCTTCATATTTTTCAGCAATTTCTGCTTCAATATCTTCTGTTGTTTTGTAATCAACTTGACTGTTGGCTGCAAAGTAAGTTTTTCTAATACCATTAGCACGTCTAGTTTCAGTAATAAAGTCATTCATTTCTTTTAACTCTTCTACTGCAACACCTGCATTGTCTGCAATGGCTTCAATCGCTGCTCCTAGGATGCTTAATTGATTTTCTAAAGGATATTTGTCTGTAATTCTACTTCTTGCTAGAGTGTTAAGTGCATCTTCTGTCATTAAAGGAGTTGCATTTACATCATAGATTGTATAGTTGTCGTAATCGCCTCTAACATTTTCTTGATCAAGGTCAATTTGAATTTCTCTATAAAGATATAAATCGTGATTTAATAATGAGATATCATCTACCATTCCAAGAACAGTAGTAAATTTTCTATTAAGTTTATTAAATTGTGCTAGTGCTGTTACTCTATTCATATCAATATTTATCCTACATTAACCCAGGTGCTTGCTCTCTTCTCAACCACTCGTCTGTATCTATCACTAATTGAAACGCTACCACCGTTTGAGTTTGCAGGCCTACTGTAATTTCTTTCTTCCCAAAATGCTACTCTAGTTCCGATTGGATACGAACTATAAGTTGCTTGAACATTTGCAAGTGTGGTTGCTCCTGCCCATAAATTATTATTAACTCCTGCTGCAACTGTGTCATCAACATATTTTTTTGTAGCAGCATGTAAGTTTGTAGTAGGATTGGCATGCAACGTTAAGAATCCTGTCATCGTATCGCCAACTTTTAAAACATTGTTTGTTGCTTGTGTTGCAGTAGTTGCATTACCATTTAGACTCGCAGTTATCGTTCCTGCTGCAAAATTGCCGCTTGAATCTCTTGCTACAACCTTGCTTGCTGTGTTTGAAGTAGTTGCATCAACTGCAAATGTTTTTGCTGCAAGACCGTCATATGCACTTCCTGTTATATAATCCCCAGGGGTTAAATCTGATAGTGATGGTGCTGCCCAATACGGTGTTCCGCCTGCACCTGATGTGTGTAATACAAGTCCTGCGGATCCCGCAGGAAGCAACGAAGTTGCGCCAGACGCAGTCTGGTAAGGAAAAGATCCTGTTGCTCCGCCTGCAATGTTTGTAGTAGTTGTTGCCAGTGTTGCTGTATCAGCATTGCCTTGTAGGTCACCTATGAATGAATTACCATAAACATTATCCCATGTTAAATTTGATTTACCTAAATCAACTGTTCCAGTTGTTCCTGGTACTAATCCGCCATTGGAACCTGTTCCTGCTAACACTGAAACATCCGGTGAAATAACTACTGCGGAAGCAATTTTTGATCCGTCATTGGCTTCTAATGATAATGATCTATTTCCCTGTACTTCTGATTGTGCACCTGTTGCTGAAATTGTTAAATTACTATTAACTGTTATTGCACCGGTGACTGATAAATCTACAAGCGTTCCTAGTGTAGTCAATGAAGAAAATAATACACTGTTTGCTATACTATTTCCTGTCAACGTACCTGCTGCTGCCGGAACTGTAATATCTTGACCACCGTTAAATGGTACTCCGTTTATGTTTCTTGAAGTTTCAAATTCAGTTGCTGTTAATGCATTACCAGAAAGCGTTGCTCCAACAAAACGTGCTGCTGTTACTGTTCCACTAAAATTACCTGTTGTTCCTGAAATATTACCTGTTACATCTCCTGCTAAATCAGCAGTAATCAGTCCTGCTGCAAAGCCTCCTGATGCATTTCTTGCAACAACTTTACCTAGTGTATTAGCAGATGTTGCATCTACACTCCATGTGATGCCTTCTGAAGAGCCATCAAAATCTGAACCTACAATGTAATCTCCGGAAATATGTCTATGTGTGGTGCTTGATTTGATAGTAATATCTGCTGTTCCATCAAACAATACACTGTTTATATTTCTTCTTGTTTCTAATTTTGTTGCAGTATCTGCATTTCCATGCAGTGTACCTTTAACGTATGTTGTACTACTAAGTGTTAGACCTGCATCAAGGGTAGTAAACCCTGTACGAGGATTTGCTTCTGTATTAATTGTAAACGGCGATGCTGTTATCATACCAACCACTACATCATTAACTGTTAATTCTATCACAGGATATGTTAGCCCCGTATCAGATATTAATGTTGTACTTTTTGCTCTAGTTACACCGTAACCTTCAGAAGTTTCAGGACCTATAAATACCCATTGAGATCCATCCCAAGTATATAATGTGCCGGCAGTTGATTTAAACCAAAACGATCCGCTTGCTGGTTCTGTTGGTGCAGTTGCGCTTATTTCTGCTGCGCCTGCTACTATCCATTTATCACCATCATACAATTTCATTGCATTTATGGTATTGTCAAACCATAGTTGTCCTGCTATTGGACGAGATGGTGCAGTGTCGTGGGCAAAGTTTTCTAATAAGAACAGGTAATTCTCATTCTGCGCTTCTCCGTATCCTATATAATTCCTACCAACTAATGTTATGCTGGTTGAATTATCAACGGTAGCGTCTTGCAGCGTTGTTAGTGCTGTTCCATCGCTTTTATTAATTACATATGCCATTCTACGCTCCTAGTTCCCTATGGTAAAGTTACTTCTGATATAAACGTCCATGCACCTGCTGCTAGTTGGAATGTTTTTATCACTCGTGTTGTTGTAATGATCGGTGCAGGCACCGATGCTGTTGCAATTGCCACGTCAGTAACCGCAAATGCTGTTCCTGTTGGGGTGTTAAATTCTGCTGTTGATTCAGTAATCAGCGGGTTAATACTAAGACTGGTAGTTGAGTTTGAAACTACTGTACATAATATCCTTGCAGTTACACCGTTTCTATATTCTGCTGGTGGAGCCAAGTTAGTTAAAATTGTGTTCGCAATGTATGTGTTTGGTTTACCATCAGTTAGATCCATTGAAAATGCTAAACTTCTTGTTTCTACGGTCTCGTCCACATATTCCTTGGTTGCTGCATCCTGCGCATTCGTTGGATCAGCCATACCAGTAATCTTAGGACTACCAATTAACACAACGTTACCCGTGCTATCAGGTGCCAACTCAAGATCGTCACCACTTGCCACGGTTGAAATTCTATTGTTTTCTATCCTTGTTTGTGTGACTGGCGGAATGCCTGGTCCAACGTTAACCACATTCTGTGTACCAAAGGCAGTAACATTTGGAATTGCTGTTCCGTAAAATGTATTTGAATCAACTATCGTAGATCCATCAATTCTAAAATCTTTTCCGCTTCTTAAGTTTATATGATCCGAACTATTCCATGCTCTTGATTTTAAGTCAGGAAGTCTGCCTGCTGCGGCAGTATCGTTCTCTGCCCATACAAATACGTGATCATAAACTGCATCAGCAGATAACCCTTGTGTTCCTCTAAGTATAAGTCCGCCGCCGGATGCAATAGTATCGCTATTAACTAGGTCACTACCTGTTTCAGCAAGAACAATGTTTTTATTTTCTACTGTAAGATTTTCTGTAGCAATACTAATTAAACTACCATCATCAATTGTAAGTGTTCCCCTAATAATAGTATCACCGTTTACTGTTAGGGCGCCGCCCATTTCAACTGAACTATCTGCTAATGAAGGATACATTTTTATGCTTCGTGCGCCACCATCGATGATCATAGCATTTTCAACGGCTGTTCCTTTTCTTACCTGGAATACTAATGTTTTATCCGAAGCGGAGTTCAATAAAGAAACATTACCTGTTGCATCAACATAAAGGTTACCTTGGTCACCTGCTCCAAGTACTAACCCTAAGTTAGTGTTAATTCTTACCTGCCCTGAGAAAGAGTTTGAAGTATCTCTTCGTGCATATGTAGTTGATGCTACATTACCTAAATTTTCTGCATTTGTTGCAGTAACATCAAATTTTAAATCTGCAAGTGTACCTTGATTAAATCCTGGAATAATAGATCCACTAAACCCTGGAATACTATTCTTTGGAGTAAACGAATCTTTAGAAAATATTCCTAACAATGATCCATTATTATAAAGAGTTGTAATAACACGAGTCTGGTTAAGTGTATCTAAAATATTCGAAACAATAAATCCGCTAGTTCCTTGTGATGTAGAATATGAAGGGCCTAATAATATTGTATCGTTACCATCGAAGAAATACAACTGCTTATCCGTGTCATTAAACCAAAGGTCACCAACACCTAATGTTGACGGTTGTGTATTTGAAATTGTTGCAGAACTAACTGGAACAAATGCTGTTCCACTATAAACTTTTAATTTATTTTCTGTCGAGTCAAACCAAATTTGTCCTTTAACAGGACTTGTTGGACTTGTAGTACTAGCAAAATTTTCCAACATTTTAATAAAATTTTCATTAAGTGCTTCGCCAAATCCGCTATAATTTTTTCCAATGAGCGTAATATCAGTTGACAGCACATCAACTTGACCGTCTGCTACTGTTGCTACAATAGTTCCATCTGTCTTATTAATTTGATATGCCATTTTACGGTGCTCCTATGGTTGTAAACGCTGGTGGTCCAGATCTAATTATATAGTTGAGTGTCTGGAATGGGTTCATAATACCTACAGGATCGGCCAGTGTTGCTCCGGAAGGAATTTTAACTCCGCCTGTGTCTGGAAGGTATTGTGCTTCACCTGGGTTATTCGGACCATTTTTAGTTTCAGCACCGCTTGGTCTTACAGTATCTAATCTTACTCCAAAGAATTGTGATCCTGTTTGGTTTTTCATATTATGTGAGTGCTCTGGTAAATTTGTTAATGTCAATTCTACTGAACTTGCGCCGCTTGCCGCTGCTAGAGTTTCTGCTTCAGTACCTTCAACTCTTGCTGGGCTAGGTGTGCCGCCTCCATTATCTACAAATCCTGTATCTGAAGGAACTTGGATATTGTTATCCATGTTATGTTTACCCAAAGGAAATCTACCACGTAAGTCTGGTAATCTAAATGTACCTATACCATTAAGTGCATCTGATCCATTATATGTTGTACCGATAATTCCGTATAAATCATTGTATTTTTTAATTTCAACTTCGCCGCCGTCACACAACAAATATCCATATGGTGCATTAGGTCCTGCATACGGCATAATTGTTCCTATCGGAACTCCAAGATCTCCAATGAATGTGTCTCTTGTTTGTCTTAACAGACCTGAACTGCCACCTGTTTCTAAAGATGCCCTGTATACTAAAATTTGATCTGGTTTTGTTGAACGATTTGGTGTTGGGTTAGGCTTAGTCTTAATAATATTCGCTGTTAATTGTGTATTAAATATTTTAGGATCACCAATACCGTCAAATGTAAACCCAGATGCTACAACATCTCCTGTCATTGAGAAGTTAGTAGGAAGTTTTAAGTTAGTTGCTGTATTAGCATTACCTGTAATGTTACCTTGAATTGTTCCTTCGATAGTATCTGCTGTAATTTTCTTAGCAATAATATTTTTCCATCTTAATGAACCGCTACCTAAATCATATGTATCATTAGCATTTGGAACAACATTAGATAATTTCGTTAAACCAGCAACATCCAAAGTAGTTCCAATTTTTAAGTTTTTACTAATTGCTGCGCCGCCGGAAGTTCTAATACTTCCTGTGTTTAAGTTAATAGAATCATTTGTATTTTCAACTATTACTGCTCCTGTTAAACTAACATTTCCGTCAACGTCTAATGCATTGTCAGGCGATGCTACATTAATACCAACCTTGTTATCTAAAATTCGTAGAATGGTGCTTGGAACACCGTTTCTGTTAACCTGTAAATCTAATGAACTACCTGCTGCCGAGTTATAAATTTTCGCAGCAGTGGACGAAGTTGTTAATTGAAAGTTTCCATCAATACCTATAACCAGTCCTTGATTATTTCTAACATTAAAACTTTTTTCTGTTGTGTTTGTAGTATCACTTCTTAAAAATTTTCCTGCACTTACTTCAGTACCCGAAACGTTTAATGCGTCTGCATTTTTTGCTGTTCCAATTAGTTTAGGTAAAAAGCCTCCTTGGAAAATACCTGCAAATGCTGTTTCTTCATCTGAGTTTGCTGGTGTTGCAACATTTATTCCTGAAAAAATTCTATCAAAACCTGCAATTTGAATTTTAGGAGTAAAAGTATCCTTGGAAACAATTGCTACTGCTTTGTCAGCAATATAAAGTATCAAGACATTTTTATCAATGTTGTCTTGGTCAACGATTTTTTCAATTGCTGGTCCATATCGTAAACCATCAATTGCACTTTCACTCGGACCAACTAGCAGCCAACGTGTACCTGTATAGATTCTTAACTGCTGATTTGTTGTATCAACCCAAAGCTCGCCGATTTTAGACGTCTCTACTGATGGCTCAGTTGGGCTCTTCTGAATGTTTGATGCTGCTTTCCAGTTTGTGTTATCATACAATTGTAACACACCGTTAGTTGTATCATACCAAAGTTGTCCTTCAATAGGATTAACTGGTTGACTAGCACTTGCAAAGTTTTCTAACAGTTTTAAAAAGTTCTCTGCGATAATTTGTCCGTACCCTGTAACGTTACGTCCTGGAAATGTTATGCTTGTGTCTTGACTTGAAGTATTATCGAATACCGTTATTGGACTTTTATTTTCGTTATCTGTAAAATTTACAATATATGGCATCTATTATACCTCACTAAATCCAGTTAGACTTTGAACTCTAACTGTATAGTCAATTTGTAGTAATCTGTTTAATGATTTTTGAACAGGATGAAACACAACATGTGTTAAAAGTTTTCCAGATCCGCTTGGATCATAACTTTTTAAACCAAGTTCGTCAAAAACAAAATTTCCGTCTAAGTTAACACTGTTATCAAATGCTTCTTGTTCGTCCGGTTCACCATAATCAAGCAAACACGAAATAATAATATCACTATAAGTAGATCCACTAATATGTCTTATTTCCATTTTATTTCGAGTCGGATCAGTATTAGTTGTTGCATTTTGATCAACAACTTTTGTATATGTTTGATTATATAAACTTGAATTCACACCTACTGTATTAGGCGTAAGATATGTAATTAATCCTGTAGGATCAACTGTTGTACCGCCCGATCCAAATGCCATTTCGTAAACAGTTCCTAGCCCTTGGTTAGAAAGGCTGTTAACCATAGCAACACTCATATTTTCATAGTGTATAGCGTTACGTTTATCCTGAAAAACTTCACCTGTTTCAGGGTCAAAAATCTTAATGTGTCCTTCAAAATGGAACCCTCCGGTCTCATTTACGACAGGTTTAGCAGTTTGTTTGTTTTGCATGTTTTCCTTTGGCATATCGTTCTCTTCTGGTTTCATAGTGTATTTATTCAGGTAATCTGGTTGTCCTAGCAGCAATGAATTGACTAATTGAAGATTCATTTTCTAATAGCGTTATACCAGAAGTTACTGTTGTATTTCCTCGATCATACCAGCTCTTACCTACACGTTTAATTACTGTAATGCGTGTTCCTGCTGGTACTAGTGTTGTTATTCTAATGTAAGGGTTGGTTCCGTCCACAGCAAACTCTGCTTCGAGTACCTTATCACCTGCCGGGCTTGTTGCACCTAATGATTCATCAAATACTGTTACAGGTGCTTTACGAAGACGTTTTCCGCCAACAAAGACTTCAATAATATCACATCTTCCGTAATCTGCTGGAATAGTTGTTGCTGTCCATGTTGTTGATTCAGCCTTTGTTGGTACATACTCTAGAGGTCCAACTACTAAACTACTACCATCACTTACAAAATCAGCTCTTTCTTGTGTTTCAGTATATGGAATTACTTCATCTATACTTGCATCAACTATGTACGATCCTGCTGAATGAGTCTCTTTAATTGCTGTTCCCTGAACTCCTCTACGTAATTGTGATAAAGTATTTCCGGCTTTTTTCAAATATTCAATTCGTTCGTTGTTGATTATAATAACACCCGGAATATTACGTTCTCTAATAGGATCAAACAGTAGAGTTCCGTCTTTTACACTGATTGTGTCATCATAGTAATTTAATACTTGTGTTATTACTTGATCAGATGTTGATACGTATCTATTAAACCTATAAATATTTAACATATCCTTAGATAGTTCGTATGCACTAGGCTGTCTGTAAATGTTAGAGCCAAAAACTGTGATTGATATTCTATCACTAGGTGTTGTGTCACGGTAGATGTACATTACTCCTCTTGGCAACTCTATAGAATAATCTATATCTTGTACTAATTTTTGTCCGTTTAAATACACCCAAACATAACTAACCGATAATGGTTTAAATGGTATTTGGTAAACAACTTTTCCGCCTGTTATTTCATCCGATAATATCTTCATGGAAGGATATTCGCTAAACCAAGTTATTTCAATTTTGTCATTGGCTGTTAGCGATACACTTTCGTCTATAACAATATTACTTTCTTCAATGCTGTACTTGCTTCGTAAGTTAGTTTCAATTTTTATAATGTCGCCGACAGTTAATACTGATTTTTCTATTGTTAATAACTTTCCAGCACCATCGTATGTGTAGTCTTGAATAAATGTTCTTAGTATTCCGTTAATAAACACTTTAATGTTAATCGGTAGAATTGAACCTGCAGGTTCCTCAGGGTCTATACCAAGTGTAAACGAATTAACTGTTCCGTCATACACATTATAAATTGCATCAACACCCTGTAATTTAGTTCCGTTAAGTTCGACAATCATTGATGATACTGAACTCTGTTTGCTTAACTCTACAAAATTATCTAAGTCATAACTTCTTGTACTACCATCATGTACAATTGTTTGTCTGTTAACTCGAACTACTGCTTCAAGACTCGAGTCTACTTCAGTTGCAACTCCTAATGCTAAAATTTTAATTGTTGTATTACGAGCAGGAGCACTTACAAATTCTACCAAAGTTCTTCCTACAGTATCTAGTGTATCTGTGCTGTCATTAAATGTAGCATCAACTTCGACACCGTTAGCAGTAACAAAAATATTTGTTGTATCAGTATAACTTGCATTAGTTAAGAACAAACTAGTATCGCCATCAGCAATAAATTGTTGGTAATCTAATATTTCTATACCGCCAATTCCTATAGATAGTATTTCAATTATTTCGTCAGTATCCGGTGCTATTGTAAATTGTACTTGGTTATTATTAATATCAATAACATAATCTGTATCTATTTCTTGTCTAATGCTATCAACATACACAGAAACTGATTTTGTTTCTAGGACATTTTGTCCGATATCAAATATCATTGTTAACCCGTCTGACTTAATAACTTTTGACTGTACTGTTGCAGCACCCGTGTCAGTAGTATTGAAAACTTTAATACTAAATCCGTCTAATACTTGTCCTGGTATATTCTCCTCAGGAGCAGGAACTTGATCAGGTGTTACAAACTCGCTACCGTCAATTGTTATATCATCTGCATTTAATCCTGTTGCAGTTGCATATGCACCTTCCATTGCACTTAAACTTCCGCCGGACATGTTAGTATCAACAATATTAGGATCCGTAATTGTTACTGCACCATCACTGTTAACTGGACGGAATATTAATATATCGCTTTCGTTAAGACTAATATATTCTCCAATTGGAATAGTATTTGTAGAACCGTCGCCGATAAATGTTGGCATTACAGCATTTGGATTAGTTATAAGAGAACTATCCCCAACTGCTGGTACTGCTGGTGATCCGCCTACTAATACATCAACAACATATCCTGACACGCCTGTGTCATTTTCGCCAAAGATACTTTCTATTGTGGCAAAATTTGGTTTGCTTAACACTGGAGCAAAGTATGTATTGAACAATGCATAACCTAATGGGTTA